CGGCGGCGGCGACCGCCGCCGCGCCTTCACGCTCAAGCAACCAGCCGTCCGGGACGCCGACCGGGCGGCCGGAGCCGTCGGCGGCCTTGAAGCGACCATAGGGCAGCAGGCGGAAAGCCTTGGGCGGCGTGACGCCGCCGGCCGTCAGATCGACGGAGAGGGCGGCAATGGCAAAGTCGGCGCGGCGTTTCATGCCCAGAATCCTGCCGGTTTCGGCCTGGCCGATCCGCTAAAGCGTTTTACTAATTCAGGCGCCCGAAAACCGGGGAAACCGGCTTTCCCTGCAAACCGGCCCGACCGAAGCCCGCAGGACCGGCCCACCGACCCCGTTAAACCCCCGTTAAAAACCGCTGACGGAAATTTTCCGGGGGTAGATAGCCATCCGGGGCTTCCAGCGGCACACAGGGCCTGTATCGCGGCCGGCGCAAAAAGCCTCATGCCGACCCCTCCAATCCGGCCCGCGCGACCTTCTCGGCCAGCATCCGGTCCAGGTTGGCCTGCCGGCCGCCGGGCGGATAGGCGAACTCGGGGTCGACGCCGGCCGGCACGCGGCTGGTCTCGCCTGTGCGCTTGTTCACGTAATCCTGGTAGCGCTCGGGCGGCGCGGCGCCGACCTTGGCGCCCATGCGGTCGAGCTGGCGGCTGCCGAGCTGGATCACCCGGCACTTGCAGCCCCAAGCGCGCACCGGGTAGTGCGACTGCCACCACGGATCGTCGGCGGGCAGCACCATGCCGTCCCAGGCGGCGTGCTCCTTGCGCTCGTGCGCCGATGGCGTGTGGTCGTACATGAGGTACGGCGCCTCGGCCTTGGTTTCCTGGATGCGCACCCACTGCCCCTCGCTGTGCGCCTGGCGCAGGTTGGTGTCGTAGATCACCTTGAGGCGGCGCGTGCTGCCGAGCTGCACTTCCTTCGCCTCGCCTGTGGCCGGATCGGTCATCACGGCGCGCCCCCACCAGCCGCGCCTGACCAGGTTCGGTTTGAGGGTTTCACGGAAGGTCTCGAAGGTGGTGCCCAGCTCGATGGCGGCATCGACCTGCTCGCGGATGTCGGCCAGCAGGTCGAGCTGCATGGCCTTGGCCACCGTGAAGGCGGCCTGGTGTTCGGCCTGCCACACGTCGCGATGGTCGAAGCCGATCTTGAAGCCTTTGCGGCGGAAGAAGGCGATCGCTTCCTCGGGCGGCAAGGAGAGCAGGCGCAGCATTACCGGCCGTCCTCCGGCGGCTCGGCGCGGCCGAAGATCGCGGCGGCGAACTGCGCCTGCGCCAGCGCCTCGGTCAGGGCGGCCGTGTCCATCTGCTCCAGCAGCTGCGGCAGGCGAGCCTTGAACTCCTCCAGGCTGCGACACTCGGCGGCCAGGCGCTCGATCGGGGAGACCAGCGGGGCGGTGACGTGCTCCCAGTCGGACGCCAGATCGTCGGAAAACACGTCGAATTCGTCCTGGGCCGGTGCGCCGGCCTTGAGGGCGGCGCGGGCGGGAACAACCTCCGGCGATGCGGCGGCCGGCAGCGCAAGCACCTTCTGCCCATCCTTCGGCGGCGGGATGCGCAGCTTGTCGTGCACATAGTCGGCCGGGATCTCGAAGCCGACCTTGACCAGCTTCGGCAGCGCATCGGCGTACAGCTTGAGATCCTCCGGCTCGCGCGTGTCGAAGGAGAAGCGCGGCAGGCGGCGCGGATCGCGTGCGCCCCGATTGATGGCGAGTAACGGATAAACCAGATCGCGCGACAGCGTGGCGGCGAGCTGGATGGCGTCCGACACCAGCAGGTCGTGGCGCACCTCGTTGTGCACGTTGCCGAGCGCGTTGGTGCTGCTCTTGCCGTCGGCCTGGCTGGTCAACGTGCCGCCGAGGATGGCCTTGCTCTGCGTGCGCTCGCACCAGTTGATCATGGCCTCGAAGGGGTCGTGCTGGCCCTTCGCCGCTTCCTCGAACTCGATCATCATGCCTTCGGGGATGATGCCGGCGGCGTTGTGGCCGATGCCGGAGACTGCGCGCAGCAGGGTGAGCTTCTCCTGGTCGGAGGCGCCCGACGGGTATTTGCCCAGGCGCAGCGGCAGACCGTAGATCTCCAGGAACTCGGCGAGATCCCGCACCGAGTAATTTTTAAACAAATACGGCCAGGCCAGCACGCGGTGGAGGCCGCCGCGCGCGATGTAGCCGCTCTTCGCCCGGTGGGTGTGCAGAATCCAGCCGAAGGGGCGCAGCTCCGCGCCGTCCGGCGTGTTGTCGCGCAGGCGCAGCTCGTTGCGGTTTTCGCGGCCGGGCTGGAGCCAGCTCTGCGGCCGGTGGGTAATCGCCTTCGGCAGCCACTCGCGGCCGGAGAGCTGCCACTCCAGCTCCAGGGCGGCGAAGCCGTGGCCGATGCCGTCGAGGCAGTCGAGCAGCACGTCCTCGAAGTTCGGCACATCGAGCAGCATCTCGCGCAGCCAGGCGGCGTCGTCTTCCTCGGCCTTGCTCGGATTGCGCGGCGGCAGGATGTCCCAGTCGAGCGTCAGCAGGGCGCGCTTGCGCTTGCTCATCTCGGCATAGACGTGGCCGTCCTTTTCCTCCATGTCGAGGAAGAGGTCGTGCTGCGCGGCGATGTCGCCCTGCTCGGCATCGGCGAGGATGCGCGCCAGCTTGCCCGGCGTGAGGCCGCGCGACGGATGCGAGGCGAACTCCTGCGCCAGGTGGCCGAGGCGGGAGGTTTGCGGTTCTCTCAGGGCGGCGCGCTCGATCGGGCGGCCGAACTGGTCGAGGATCTGTTGTGCCATTACCAGGCTCCTGCGGCGCCGGCCAGGGCGTCGGCGTCGATGTCGTCATTGCCGTCGCCGTCCCAGCGTGCGGTCGAGGACGGCGCCGGCGTGTATTCGATGGGCGCCACTTCGCGCTTCATGGCGTAGTGGGCGAGAAACAGGGAGATCGCGAAGTCGCCGTGGCGCTGCACCTTCTTGCCGTCGGCCGCCTGCGTCTTGGCGCGGCCGAGCTTCGGCACGCCGTCGATCTTCTTGATCGCGCGCAGATCGTCGCGGCACTGATCGTCTCTCGGCAGGTTGTCGAGGGTGGCGTCTTCCAGCGCCGCCTTGAAGCGCGGCATGTTCGCCAGGTAGAAGGCGTCGGAGAGCTTCACCTGCTCGACGCGGGAATGGCCGAAGGTGTCGGCGGCGAACTCGGCGAGGTCCGCGCCGTTGCCGGTGGCGTCCATCGCGGCCGAATGGAAACGCGGAAGGTTATCGCCGATGAACTTGACGATCTGGCGCTGCTGGGCGAAGGGGCAGTTGCCGATTTCGATCACCAGGCGCGAGCGCTCGACGAGATCGGTGCCTTCTTCAAGCACCGTAATGACAGAGAGGTCGCCGACGCGGGCGAAGTCCTGCCCGAAGCCGTGGCGGCGATTCTTGTCGAGCCTGGCCAGCTCCGGCGCCACCACCTCCCGCAGCCAGGCGTCGACCTCGGCCGCGCGCACGGGCTCGGGCAGCAGGCCGAACTCGTCCGGCCAGCGCTGGCGGATGATCGGCTGATCTGATCCGACAGGCGCCATACGCGCCTCGACCAGGGCGAGCGGCAGGTAGACGCCGCCGCCCTTTGCCGGGACAACGTCGAGTTCCTCGGCCGCGTCGTCGCCGTAAAAGTCGCGCACGTCGGCCACCCAGGCGTCCTCGGCCTCCTGGCTCCAGGGCCTGCCCTTGCGCAGGCAGACGCGGCGGAATAGCCCGTCGGCCACGGCATTCCCGAAGGCGATGCGATGCACGCTGCCCTTGCGCTTGCCGGCGCGGATCTCGTTGATGAGTTCGTTGAAGACGTTGTCCTCGCCGTTGTGCGTGCTGATGATGCGGACCTTGTCTCCCCACATCAGCATGGCCATCGCGGCCTTGATGAGGCCGGGTAGATCCGGCGCGAAGGCCGCCTCGTCGATGACGATCACGCCCTGCTTGCCGCGCAGGTTCGCCGGCCGGCTGGACAGCGCGACGATACGCTTGCCCGACTTCGGGAAGTCGATGCGGTAAGTCTTGATCTCCTTGTCGCCATCGTCGAGGAAGATGCCCTCCTCGACCTCGCCGGCGGCGAGGTCGTAGGCGCGCGCCCACATGGCGCATGCCTCGATGTACTCCAGCGCCATGTCCTGCGTGGCGGAGATGTAGAAGACGTTGGAGCCGCCCTCCCCGGAGGCGATCAGAACGTCGTCGGCAGCCTCGGCCCAGGTGAGGCCGATGCGGCGGCTTTTCTCGGCAACCTTCAGCGGGGAATCGTCGGCCACCCAGCGCTGCTGGTAGCCGAGCAGCACGGGAGGCGGCGCGTCGTCCTGGAATGCCGCCGACAGCGCGGAGGCGAGCGGATTCAATTTCACGACGCGATCCCCAGGATGCTCTTGCGGATCTCCGACACGGACGAAGCGGACAGCCCGCCCTTCTTGGCGATGCGCTCCGCCGCCTCGGCCGCCGCCTTGACCTTCGCGTTAACCTCGGTTTCCCATTTCTTCTGATTAACGGAGGCGCGCGACAGCTTGGCGATCGCCTCCGCCGCCTTGGCCAGCAGCTTGAGGCGGGCCTCCGGCTTGGCCTCCTCGGCCTCCTGCAGGGCGACCAGTACGTTGAAGGTCTCGGTCTGCACCAGGCTCATCACGGCGGCGCTGCGCTGGTCGGCGTCGTCGGGCGCGGCGGCGGCGATCGCGCGGGCCGCCTCGGTGGATGCCTTCACGGCGGCAAGCTTCTTCTCCAGCTGCTGGCCGTAGCGGTGAATGCTCGAGCTGCTGATGCCGAATCCGCGTCTCGCCAACTCGGCCTCGAAGGCCTCGTAGCCGGAGAAGTTGCCCTCCGCGAGCGCCTGGTCGAGCCAGGCGCGCACCTCCGGGGGCAATCCGAGAACCTTGGATCTGCGCGCCATCACCAATACTTCGCCGGACGGGCGATGCCGGGATCGCAGTCAACCGTGTATTCGGCGACATCGACGCCATAGCGCGTCAGCTCGCCGTGCCAGCGGCCGGATGGCTCCTTGTGGATCTCGACCAGGTCTCGGTCGCCCAGGTAGTCCAGCTCGCGCCGAAGTTCCAGCGGCGTGGCGTCCGGGTAGCTCGCCTGGACGACGGAGAGCACCACGTCCTCCCAAGCGCCTATCGGCCGAGCGTTGTTGAGCGTGAGAATGATCTGCCAGCGGATGGTTTCGCGCCGGACTTTCGCAAGGTCAACCGCCATGTTTGGCTCCATTCAGTTGCACCAGTTTGAGTTCGCTGTAGAGCGCGTCGAGCTTCGCCTCGATGACGCTCTGCCCCCGGATGTAGTCTTCGCGGCGCACGTAGTTGAGCGGAAGGTCGGCCTTGAGCGTGAGAACCTCGCGCTCGGTGTCCCGGCTGATCTTCTCCAGCTCGTTGAGGCGCTTTTCCCATTGCGCCTGGCCGGATTGGCGCAGCAGCTCCTGCGCCTTGAAGCGCTCGCCGAGACGTTTCTCGAACTGATCGAGCAGCACCTTGCCGAAGGCACCGAGAGCGCCGAAAAATGCCAGCAGCAGCACGATGAGCTGCCACAGTTCGAGCTGTACCGTCATGCGCCCTCCGGGGAAAATACGACCGGGTTGTCGTCCGGCACGTCCGGGTCGCCGCCCCGGCCGACAACCACGCCGGCATGCCACAGCGAGGCGCGCAGCTTCCACATGCCGTCCTCGATGCAGTGTTCGTAGAATTGCCGATGCACCGTCGCCGACCACGTGCTGTAGCCGATCTGCCGCTCCTTCATCATCTGGCAGAAGCAGTCGTGAATGAGCGAGGGGCGCATCGACGAGTCGGTGTCCCAGGTCGGGCCGCTTGCACCGTCCCAGGCATAACCCTTCATGACGTAGAGGACGCCGGCGGCGGTCAGGACAAACCAGTCATGCAGGATGTCGCGGCCCGGCCTGACCGGCGTGCGCACGACATAGTCGGCGACCAGCTGGTACTTGTAGCCGCGCTTGTAGGCGATGCGGCGCATCGAGGGCATCGCATCGATCTCCGCGATCTGCGGCATGCCGATCATGCAGACGCCCGTCATTTGGCGTACACCTTTCGTTCCCAGCGGTCTTTGCAGACCGTGCCCGAGCACGACTTGATTGCGGAGGGCAACCACTGCAGGTTGCGCACGGCGTCGCAGCCGCCGACGGCGAGCGGGATGACGTGGTCGATGGCCCAGCCTGGGCACGATCGTTGCGGCAGGCCGGTGGCCGGACAGGGATAGCGGCTGGCAAAGGCATTCAGCACGTCGGCGCGGCGCAGGATGCGCCCCCTGGCGTCACGCTTCGGCTCGCCGCAATAGCGCGTCTCCTGCAGCGGATCTGGCGCCGCCTGGGCGCCGCAGGCGAACAGCAGGACGGCCAGCGCAAAGAGGAGCTTCACGCCAGATCCTCCAGGACGCCGCCCTTCGGCGGCACCATGTCGGCGCGGAGCCAGGCCGCCACGTCGAAACCGGGGCAGGTCTTCAGCCACTCCCACGGCTCGACCAGGCCGTCGTTGTCCCTGTCGGGCGAGAGATCGCGGTGGCCGGTGACGCGAGCGTTGGGAAAATCCTTGCGCAGCCGATCAACCAGGGCGGCCAGGCTGCTCCATAGCGCGGCGGTGTATTTGTCCGTGCCGACGACGCAGATGCCGATGGATTTGCGATTGTTGCCGACGACGTGGGCGCCGATCTCGTCGAGGTGCCGCCCGGTGGCGATGGCGCCGTTCGTATAGAGGACGAAGTGGTAGCCGATGGCGCCGAGCTGCGAATTCTGCCGCGCGCGCCACTCGCCAAGACGTTTGAAGCCGCGCGCCGCGTGCCACTGATCGATGTCGAGCGTGGAGACCCAGCGGCCGTTCGGCGTGGCCGAGCAATGAACGACGATCAGATTGATTTCCCGCATGCGCGTAGGCTACGCATGCGTGCGGGGAGGTTCCGCTAAAGGGTTTTACTAACGATCGGCGACTGGAAAGTCAGTCTGGAGAGCGCGGCGTTACAACAGCGCGCCCTTTGTCGCCGATCTGGAGGCACAGCCGCGAGATGTAGCCGTCGCCGTAATCGACGCGCCACTGATCTCCTGGGCTGGTTTCGTTCGGCAAAAACACAACCGCTCCGCGCTCGCCTGACGGATGCTCGATCATGTCGCCTTCGTGAATGCCTTGCCCCGCGAAGTCTGTCCAGGGTGCTTTGTTCATCTCTACCCCTTCACCGGCGACCACTCGCCGCAGTGCTCGGACTTCCTGCCCTTCACCTTCGAGCAGGTGCGCTCGACCTCGACGCCGTCCGGCCGCGTGGTGCGCATCTTGATGAACACGCCGCCCTCGGCGAGGAAGGCGTCGATGGCCTGGCGCGTGGCGGCCTTGGCCCTGGCGACGCGGGCCTCGTCGTCGCCCTTGCGGGCGTGCACTCGGATCAGCAGCGTGCTGCCGAGGCCGTCGATGTCGCTCACGCGGCACTTGACGCCGTCCTGCTCCGCCGTCAGTTGGCCGCACAGGCCGGCGGTGGAACCGGCGACAGATGCCGTCGAAAGCAGCGCGGCGACAAAGGCGGTGATGAGCTTCTTCATGATGCCTCCTCAGAAAAGAGACCCCTGGCGCTTGCGGATCATCTCGGCGCGGACGGCTTTGACGATTTGGTAGATGCGCATGACGGTCAGATTGTACTCGCGGGCGAGCGGCTCGTGGTTGGTGCCGTTGAAGCGCTCGAAGATCTCCAGGTCGCGGCGCGACAGTTCGTAGCGCTCACCCTTCGGCAGGTACAGGCTCTGCCCGGACCAGTTGCTGCGCACGTGCTCGGCGACCGCCAAGCCAATGTCGGCCGCGCGCTCCAGCTCGATGCCGTTCTCGGCCAGCTTGGCGGCAACCTGGTCGGCCAGGTCGGCCAGTAGCTCCGGGTAGCCGCGCTCCACAAGGCTGGGCTGGGCTTCGCTCATCGTGTTTTCCCCTTGACGATCTTCTCTACGCCCATCGGCATCCACACCAGGCCGCGCGAATCGAGCCAGCCCATGACGATGCGCTCGTCGATCTTCCTGGCCAACTCTTTGTCGATGACGATCTTGATCTCGCGCGGCCGGCCGCAGCGCTCGAACCAGGCCCAGGCAACCACCGCGCCGAAGCCGGCGCCGGCGAGGAAGGCGAAGGCGAGCATGGCGTGGCCGCTCATGCGCGGCCTTCCCGGCGCTGCAGGTGCTTGTTGAGCGCCGCCGTGATGCGCCACAGCTCGGTGTAGCTGCACAGCTCCAGCGGCTTCATGACGGCGCCACCGTGCTCGATGCCGGTCATCTGGCGGGCGATGCCCTCGACGTAGCGCTTCTGTTTGCCGCGCTCGATGCCCAGCTCACGGCACAGAACGCAGATCTTGCGCAGCATGGGGCGGCAGTCTTCGGCGGCGCGGTCGATGAAGGCCCATTCGTTCGGCCGCGCCGGGCGGCCGTTACCGATCTTCGCCCCCCGGCTGGACAGGTGATCGAGCACGCTCTTCCGGCCGGCGAAGTCGAGATCCGCCGCCGAGCGCACACGGGCGATCACCCACAGCATGTCGCGGTAGGTGCCGTCGTCCATGCCGAGCTGCTGCCGCGCGATGTGGATCGCGGCGAGTTCGCGCTTGCGGAGGTCGGGGGCGGGTTTCATGGGCATCAGCGCGGAATGACTGTTCGACCTTGCAGCCGCCTGTCTATGGATTCACAGGCGGCTATGGCAAGCGCCGCTACCTGTACCAGTCGATTTCGCGCCTTATCGAGACTCCCCATGCCGGCCATCACGCGCGCCCATCCGGCGTAATCCTCGATCAGTTGGACAAACGTCGCGATGTCATGCTGATCATCATGGGCTGGCCCGCCCCACTTGGCGTCCTGCCGGCGGCGCTCCGCCGAGATCTCCGTCATCAGATCGAGCGGGTTGGCTCGGTAGGCTTTGCCCTGACAGTAGCCGTTGCAATTCGCATCGCCTTGGTGGCAATGCACCCCACAAACCATGATTCTGTTCATTGCTTTCCCTTCTCTTTATTGAGGGGTTTTGTCGTCGTCGAAACACATACCCGCCGGGTGCGGGACGCCGTCGTGAACAACGACCCCATATTCGTCTTCCGGCAGAAACCGTCCGGCGGCTTCGAGTTCGGCGGCGGTGGGCGGGATTGGTGTTTCCGGGTCCCAGTCGCAGCAGGCGATGGCGTCTTCCTCTCGAAGAAGGAAGCCACGGCAGACGGGGCACAGGTAGCCCTCCTCGATTCGCGGCGCGCAGCACTCGCGCGCGTCGTCCTCGTTGTCATGGACGGTCTCGCAGTCGCCGCAGCGCCAGGCTTCGGGCGGGTGGCCGGTTGTCATTTCGCGCTCTCCAGGGTGATTTCCCGGACGTGCTCGATGGCCTTGCCGGGCTCGGCAGTGCGCCAGTCGGGCCACTTCCTGGCCTCGTTTTTCATCTGCTTCTCGGCGATGGCCAGAACGATGTCCTCGGGGCTGTGGCCGGCGCGCCAGGCGCCGTCTAGGGCCAGCAGGACGACGTCGACCCACTCCGTGAGGTCGGCCGGCTTGGCCTCGATCTCGGCCAGCTCCTTGCGGATGTGGTCCAGCACGCCGGCGGTGCGGGCGCCGGGGCCGAAGGTGCGCGCGGAAAATTCGCGCTGGCGGTGCAGATGGGCGACCAGGTCGAACCTGAGCAGGGTGACGTTCATTTGCGCGCCTCCACCCACCCATCGAGACTGCTGCTCAGGTGCTCCAGCTCGCAGCCGGCGGCGTCGAGCAGCTTGAACTTGAGCCGGCCGCGTGCGGCCTTCACCAGCGTCTCGCAGGCGCGCTTGACGGCGTCGCAGTCCTCCGCCTTGCAGGTGAGGACATTCATCCAGGAGCCGGAGGCGTTGGCCTTCAGGCTCACTTCCGTGAAATCGCGGTCGGTTTTCACGCCTTGGCCTCCTCGGTCGCCGACTTGAGCAGGGCATCGACCATCTTGTCGAGGGCGCTGTCGGCCGGCTTGATATAAACCTGGTCGCCGGCGTCTGTGACGGTGACGCCGATCCGCTTGAGGTCGGCGACGGCGAGCGCGGCGAGGCCGTCCTTCGAGGGTTTCTCGACGGTGGCGATGAGCACGTCGGCCAGCTCGGGCAGGTGCTTGCGGATGAGACGGATGACCTGCTCGTCGCTTTCCCACTCGATCTTGCCCTTTCCCTTCATGAAGCCGACGCGCACGCCGTGCAGGACGACGGTCTTCGGCTTGGCGAACAGCTCGGGCGCGACCTCGACGGCTGCATGGAGGGCGGCCTCGGCTTCGGCGGCGCGGTTGAGGGCCTTGCGGATGCCGGGCAGGTGTTCGCGCTGCAGGGCCTTGAGGCCGGCGTCGAACGCGGCGCACAGCTCGCGCAGGCGGTCGCGCGCATCGCTATAGGCGCGCGCCCTGGCGTCGATCTGGGTCATGGTGGCGGGCGGTTGCATGAATTCTCCTTTCAGGTGGGCAGCTTCATTTGCCCGATGAGATCGGGCAGCGGGACATTGCGCAGGCGCGACTCCAGCACCAGGCTGTGCATGGCGCGGGCGCGCAGGAACTGGCAGGTGGCCTCCAGCTCTTCGCCGCTGGCGGCGATGTAGTAGCCGTCGCGCGGCGTGCCGCAGACGGCCACGCCGTCCATGCGCAGCTCGGTGACGAGGTGGCGCACCTGGCGCGGCGGCACGTCGATGAGCTGGGCGACGGCCTGGGCGGTGATGCCGTTCTCGTGGCCGATGTGGCGCGAGAGCAGGGTCTGGAGTTGCGTCTTGTGGCAGAGCATGGCGGCTCCTTTCTCAGGCGATGCGGTAGCGGTAGAGGTTGCGACGGCCGCTGCGCTCGATGCGCCCCTGGGCGACCATGTAGCTGAGCAGGCTGCTGACCTTGCCGGGGTGGCAGCCGGGCGCGCGCTCGAGGATCTCGGCCAGGGTGTGCTCGCGGCCGTCGCCCAGGGCGATCAGGATGCGCTGGCGGACGGGGATGCCGCCGGGACGCTCCTGGCGCCAGCGCAGCTGTGCCAGCCGCTCCTCGCGCTGCAGGACGCGGTTGGCGTCGACGACCTGGTCGAGAATCGAGGGCAGGCTCATACGGCGTAGCCAATGCGGCGCAGTCGCGTGATGATGCGGGCCGACAAAACGCCGATGGCGCGCGCCAGGCGTTCGTCGTCGTCGCTGCGCACCTCACCGAGCCTATCCATGACGGCGTGCGTGACCTCGTGCGGCACCAGCTCGATGAGGCGGCCGTTGCCGGGCAGCGCGATGAGGCCGGCGTGTCGCGCGGACTGACTTTTGCTGGCAAGGTAGAAGGCGTGCGTCTCCAGCCCCCCCCCACGCCGCCCGCCGCCGCCATAGATGCGGTGCACCTGGCGCGTCGAGGCGTACAACCGCACACGCAGGCGCAGGCCGCGATGGCTGACCGAGAAGGATTCGAGCGGACGGATCACGCAGCCACCTGCAGGGTCTTGTCGAGATAGTCGAACAGGACGCGCGTGTCTTCCGGCGGCAGCTCGACGTGCGCGCCGTCGCGCAGGACCATCGAGAGGGCGCCGTCGTTGAAGATGCCGCAGCGGAAGCCGGCTGACGGCTGCTCGGCCTTCAAGGTCACGGTCACCTCGGCGACGGGCAGGCGCTTCGCCGCCTTGTTCCGCCCTTCCTCGGCGGCGCGCAGCAGCCGCCCGGTGGCCTTGGGGCGGCGCGCGGCGCGCGGATGGGCCGGGGCAGGCTTTGGGGTTTTGCGCGGCTTGCGGGCCGGTTTGGCGGGTTTCTCGGCCGGCGGCGCGGCCTCGGCGGCGACCGGGGCGCGCGCCGGCTTCGGCTCGCGCCAGGGGATCGGCTTGCCGCCGCCGCTGATGCGGTATTCCTTCTGCGGCTGCGAGCCGGGCACGTTTACATCGCAGGCCACCAGCACGCCGTTGTCGACGGCGGCGGCGAGCGATGCCGTGATGTTCTTCGCCTCGATGCCGATGGCCTCGGCGATCTCGGCGCTGCGCGCCGAGCCGCCCTTCTTGCGCAGGTATTCGATGGCAGCTTCGGCGGCGCTGCCCTTGCGCGGGGTGTAGTCGTTCATGTTCAGTTCTCCTGCGGGATGTAGGGGCCGACGGGCGTTGCCTTGCACGCCCAGCGCTGGCCGCCGAGCACCAGTTCGCGGTCGCCGTTGAGGCAGGCCACCAGGTAATCCTCCAGCTGCTCGGCGTGGTTGCGGGCGAAGCGGTAGCGGGCTTCCATGTCGTCGGCCACGGCGGCGCGGCCGGCGACCATCACGGCGTGCGCCTCCATCTCCATCGCGCGTTCGGTTTCGTAGTCGAGTTTTCCAACGAAGCCGAAGATTAAGAAGATGCCGACCACCAGGGCGGCGTCGCGCAGTGCCTCGCGCGGATTCGCGAGACTCGGACGGGAAGACCGCCAGCGCAGGCCGAGGGCGAGGCGGATGCGGTCCATGAGGGGGGGCACGGTGCGGGTGGTTTTTTTCATGAGCGGTCCTCCTCGGGTTTGTGCGGGCACTGCTGGCAGACGCCCCAGCGCCGCATCGCAAAAGGGTTGTGTGTTGGTGCGGGTTTGAGCGCCAGATCGCACCCGGCGCGCGGAATCGCGCGGCCATCGGCTGGACACTCGACCGTGTCGAGCTGGCGCAGCACGCGCGCAACGAACTTCTTTGGCACTGGAGTGAGGCTGCCTGAGACCACGCGGCTGATGTAGGGGCGAGAGACTTCCAGCTGGCGCGCCACCGCAGCCTTGCTGCCAGATCGCCCGATCTCGGCCTCCAGCAGCTCGCGCCAACGCGGCGTTACAGAAACTTCAGCGCCCATAAATGGCGTCCTCCTCTGTAACGCTGCCGTCGTGCCAAACTACGCGCCCGAGGTTCGGGTCGTAGAGCGCCTGCGAGCGGCACACCATCGGCGCTCGCGCGCCGGTGTTGCGCTCAGGCAAAAGCCGGTAGCGGGTTGGCACGCCGCCGCGCCCCGTGCCTTGGCCGGTCACGGTGATGGCGAGATAGCCGGCGCGGGCTAGATTGCGGAGATAGTCGTCGGCGGCCACCGGCGAGACCGGCGCCGCGCTGGTTCCGGCGTGGGCGGCCAGCTCCAAGGCGCTGATGTCACCGCGCAGCCGCCGCAGCGTGCGCCACATCTGTTCCTGGGCCAGACCTTGCGTCACCGGCGTGCCGTCGCGGCGCACGCGCGGGGCCTCGACGCCGGCATCGCGCACGAGCCGGTAGCGGCGCCGGTCATGTTGACGGCGGCGCTCGCCGACCGTCTCCAGGTGGCCGGCGCGCGCGAGCGAGAGCACGTAGTCGCGCACCGTCTCGCGCGGCACGTCGCCGGGGTTGACGTCGAGCAGATCGAACTCGGCGCCGCGCATCTTGCGGATGGCCTCCCACACGCGCTGGCGCGGCCCCTTGCCGCCGGAGAGCTCGATGTGGGCGGGCTTACGGCCGTGCATCACATACCCCCCATCTCGTTGATGCCCGCCCCATAGGCATGACACCTGATCGCCTTCAGCAACACCTGGAGCAGCGCCTCGGTTTGATCTTCATCCAGCTCCACAATCATCGCGTGCGCCTGCGTATACAGGTGGGCCGGCACGGACAGGCCTTTTTTTGTGCCGAAACACTGCTGGAAATGCAGCCAGATGCCGGGCTGCGTGTGGCCAGTGGTGATCGTCATCTTCACGGCGTCTTCGCAGCGAGCCAGCCCAATTTCGTGTTTGAGCAGGAGGCCACAAACCCCGATCTCTTCATTAACAGCCACCAAATCTTGCTTGTCAGCCATCACACCCTCCGTTCCGGGCTGCGCCCGGTGTAGAAGGGCTGCTCGCCCCAGCGCACGAGGTTCATCTCGTCCAGGCCTTCCGTGAGGCAGCGCTCCTGGATCAAGGTGAGGTTCACGCACACCCGTCGCACCGATCCCTTGGCGATATCGACCAGATGCGCGGTCAGGTCATCGGAGACGCGCACGCCGTGGCAGTAGATGCCGGCGAGCTTTCCGGCGTCATCGGCGCAGACCGGCTGCGCCGCCGCCCAGGCCAGCACGCGGGAGTGGAAGCGCTCCCAGCGCTCCAGCTTGCGCGGCAGCCCTTCCTCGCCGATCAGCAGGATGGCGCTCTGCGAGGCCTCGTAGATGTCGCGCACCAGCTCGACCATCGCGTCGCTCTTGGCGCAGTGGTCGAACTCGTCGATGATCAGTGGCCGGCGCGAGCTTCTGAGCTGCTCGGCCACCTGATCGAGCAGCTGCGGCACGGTGCCGGCGGCGCGCATGATGCCCATTTCCTCGAGAATCTTTATGAGCAGCGTCTTGCCGCGCCAGGCGGAGAGCATCCGCACGTAGTAGCCGCGGTGCTCGTTGGCCAGCGCGTTGGCGCAGAAGCTCTTGCCCCAGCCGGCCGGCCCGTGCAGCACGCCCAGCCCCGGCAGCGCGCCGTTGCGCCCAGCCAGGCGCTCCAGCACCGCTGCGACCAGATCGAGCGTGGCGATGGGAGCGACATCGTCGCGCCCCTTGTTGCGGATCTTCGTTTCTGTCATCATTCCTCCGTGGTTAGCGAATCAACGCGGGCAGTCCGTTGCCAGACGGGTTGCCCGTTTCCTTTTGGGACTCTTCATATCGTTTGAGCAGGGAGCGCCCTTCCGCAGACTGCGGCCAGGTGGTGAGCCAGCGGCGCAGCTGCGGGCTTTCCTCCAGCTGGGCGATGGCGATGACTTCGCCGCGCTGGAAACGGTCGGCGAGATCACGCCACAGGCGGTAGCGCAGCTCCGGCGTCTCGGGGATAACACTTACCTTGGACGTTGGCTCTGGCTGCTGTGGGCGGAGCGAAGGAGGCACAACGAGCATCGGGTCGACGGCGGATTGCCCGATTTCACCGGCCAGGCTGGCCGCCGCGCGTTCCGCCTCGGCGAGCGCCGGCGTGACGTACTGCTCGGCCTTTCTGGGCAGCATGGCAACCTTGCCGGCCTCCCGTGCGCGGTCGAGGATGATTTCCCGCACCAGGGCGTCGGTGGACAGCCCCCTTCTGCGCTCGCGCATCTTTGCGCGCTCTTCCTTGGCCCACTGTTGCTGGATCGCCCGCCCCTTTGCAGCGACGGCGGCCTGATCGATGCCGGTGCGCTCCGGGCACTCGGCGACGCAGAGAAATTTGCCGTCCACCCGCACCACCATGCGGCCAAGGTCGGTCGGATCGAGCCGAATATCGGCATCCTTGCCGGCGTGCAGCGGCAGCAGCTCGTGGATAAACCAGGCCTTGTCGTAGCGGATGCCCTTGGCGCTGATGACAGGGGCGCGGGAAACCGGCTTCCATAGCAGGATGTCGAGAGCACGCTCGCTGTCCACCCGGCGCACCGCGCCGGTCCAGGAGGCGGCACGCTCGAATGGCGACATACCCAGCGTCGAGTGCTTGTCGCGGTGATAGGTGCCTTCCAGCCAGGCGTCCGTGAGCCGCTGCATCTCTTCCACCGTCATGTCCACCTCGACAACGGCGTTCTTCTTGAAAAGCTGCTCGGCGAAGGAGGCGCGCGCCTGGATGGCCTTTCTCTCGGCCACGTTGTGCCCGATGAAGGCGTCGAGCAGTTCAAGCAGGGAGTGCAGATACGTCTTGATGAAGCTCTCGACGTGCGCCTTCTCCCAGGGTGCGAATTTGTTGCTCTGCACCCCGTCGATGCCGGCCTCCTCGAAGAAGAGCTGCATCTCGCGGCTGACGTAGTCGGAACCGTTGTCCGTCTTCGCCACCTCCGGCGCGCCCCAGTCGAAAATGGCCGCGCGCATGAGTGCCTTGTTGGTCTCCGTGCGAGGGGTCTTCGAGAAGAGGATCTTTGCGCGCCGGCTCCACACATCGACCACCACGGAGGCGGTGTAACGCCCGCCGCGCAGCATCCAGTCGGCCGGCGTGCCGTCCATCTCCCATCGCTGGTTGAGCCGCACGATATCGCCGTCGAGCCGCCCAAGGCTGGACAGGTACTTGCTCTTCCAGGCGTCCGGGTTGGTGGCGAGCAGATGCGTTTGCGCGTTTTGATCCTTCCATTTGTTGATGTAACGGTGCAGAGCAGAGTAGGAGATCTCAGGCCAGAGGACCTCGCCGGTCGCCTTATCGATGCGGCCGTGGTTGATGATGTCCTGCAGGTGGGTGTGCGAGATGTGCGGCTTCTCGGCCAGCACGCCGAGAATGAGCTTTTCCAGATCCGGGTGCTGCTCGATGGTGGATGTGCCACCGCCCTTGCGGTGGCGACCATCGGCCATCACGACCAGGCCGCGTTTTTCATTGTCGAGCACCCAGCGCTCGATGCTGCGCGCGCTGATCTTGGGATAGGCCGCGCGCATCGCATCAAGGATGCCGGCCACGTGCCTGGCGTTGTAGGCGGCGGCGAAGGCGGAAAAGCTCGCCTTGCGGCGCAAGCCGCGCTCGGCGACGAAATTGCGCCAGGCCAGCACGATCTCGAACCTGGCGTCGAACTTCTTCTGCCCGCCAGGGGAGAGCTGCGCCCACAGATCGTCGAAGGCGGCGGCGGTCTTGGCGTTTTTCTCAGCTTCCGCCTGGGCATGCACGGCGGCCTTGATCGCCCGCGCGGTTCGCGCCGCAGCGCCGTTTGCCCGGACGTTCGATTGTGAGGAGATGAGTTTGGCGATACGCGCTGGTGGGGAGTACTCGAATCCACCACCACGGCCGGCGCGAGGCTGCTTTGACCAGTTCTCGCGCTCCACAAGGGCGAGCCATGCCACCTTCGTGGTGGGGTAGCTTGGCAGATTCAGCGCCGCCAGCTCTGCGCAGGAGTAGTGGGTCTTTTTCTCTCCCTCGCTCATCGTGTTTGGGCCTTCATGTCAAGAAAATGCCCCCGCCCGTTACAGCGGGCGGGGGCCAAAATTCCGGCGGAAAAGGAAGAAACCGCCGGAGCCGGCGCAGGGAGGAGACACCGGAAATCGGAATCGATCACTGCCGCCCTCCCTTGATCTTCAGCAGTGCCTGCAGCGCCCGCTTGCGCTCGGCGAGCTCTTTTTCTTCCTGGTGTATCCGCCCGAGCTCGATCAGCGCAGCCTCGTCGTCAGTAACGATGCGGCGACCGCCGCGCTTGACCGCATAGAGGGAGAGCAGCACGTCCTCTTCGGTTGCGGCGTCGAAGGCCATTGCCCGCATCAGGCTGATGTCGCGCGGCGGCTCGCCTTTCTCGGCGGCCTTTTCGGTATGAGAGAGCGCCGTGTAACCGTTCAGGGTGTCTGGATTGAATTTTTCGCCCAGGTGGTAGGCCATGCGCGCCGCCACCTGCTCGCGCGTCACACCTCGCTCGCGGGCGCGGCGCAGGGCGTCGGCCATCGTCGCCGCGATCTCGACGCGGCAGCCCAGCGAGCCGGGGCGCTCCGGTTCGGCGGCGAAAAGACTCCCCGTCAGGAAGTCGCGTGGGCGGTTCACGTCAGGCGGCCTTGGCCAGATTGACCTTGTGTGCGTTACTGTCGCGGCTATACTTGCCTTGGTAACGCGAGGGCCAGATGGTTTCCGGCGGCACTCCGATGGCGGCGGCGATGATCCGCTCGACCTTCGGGTACGGGTGCTGCAGGGCTTGGCGGATGGCGCTGAAGTTGCGATAGCCATGCTGCCTGGCCAGCTCGTTCATGTTGGTGCCCCCTTTTCTGAGGGCGGCTTTAATGTCTTCTTTGTGCCAGTCCTGCGTGGCTGGTTTTTTTGCCATGTCAAATCTCACTTAGGCGAGTGACGATGGCGAGAACTGTATAGCTGTAAAACAGTAAAGTCAACGCTTTACTGTTTCATTGTGGTAGTTCCTATGGGTTAGCAGAGTTATTGTATTGATATATAATGATAAATTCACTCTATTTGAAGAAGTCGGAAACAGTAAAGTGACTTTACGGTTCTTTACTGTGAAGGAGTTGCTCGATCTGGCTCTGCCGGACCTGCCGACCACCAAGGCCGGTGTCTACGACCGAATAAGAAAGCAGAGGTGGGAACAACGATTGCGCGGCGGGCAAGGAGGAAAGGCCGGTGGCACAAAGGAGTATGCCCCACCGCCGGATGTTCAGGCTTTAATCCGCACCCGCCTGCTAGCGCGGTCTTTCGAGCATTTCCGCCAGACGGTAGCTGCCGGCGATCCGCTCACCACCGCGAAGAGGATGTTCCTAGAGGAATACAACAAACACGGCCCTGCCGCCGACTATGTCGATGGGGTCGATTCCATAGATGATGAAGGTCTGGAAGCAGCACTGCGCCACCCTTTACCGGGGCGCAACCAGTCGGTTCAGTGGACGGAAGAGCAGCGGGCGCGGTTCCTCTCCGATAAGGTCGGGATGGTGCAGACTGGTGAGCGTGCTGGCGCCCTGGCCGCGCGAGTTGAAGAGTCGATCCCGGTTGCGGAGTCTGCTATACGTGTCGCCCTGACCGCCGAACGAACGGACTGGATGCGCCGCCTGGCCGAAGAGACGCGCGCTAGGGTGGCACTTGGCGCCTATCGTGTAATCGCGCTCATGAGTGAAGGTGATGAGCGGCAGTTGCAAAGTTGGACCGGCAGCCCTGAAGCGCTCCGTGGCGCGCTGCGAATGGCGTACGAGTCGGATTGCTTCAAGCGCGGCATCGAGCCTGGTTCGGATATGCTACCCTTGCCCACTGGCTTGACGGATTGAGCGCCAAATCACGCGTAAAAATAGCCGTCTTTCAGCTAGTTTTGCCCGATATCCGTGCCAAATGAAATTACTGTCCTAGTCACAAACCTACGCCGCTAACTCGCTGCAATAACTGGATTATCCCGATAAGCCCCGGATAATCCCACTTCGCTCTCGCAGTGCCAATTCAAACGTAAATGCCGGGCAGTGGCGGGTTTTCCGGATCCGCGATCATAAACAAAAAGGGCCTGCAAGACTTGCAGGCCCTTCGAGTTCTGGTGGGCGGCACAGGGTTCGAACCTGTGACCCCTGCCGTGTGAAGGCAGTGCTCTACCGCTGAGCTAGCCGCCCGTTTGGGAGGCGCGCATTCTCTCATGGCGGCCGTTTTCGGTCAATTTCCGCTGGGCGGACACCCCCGATCGCTTAAAATATCGTCTTTTTTGCGTCTTCAGCCATGAACCGACCCGTCCGCACCCGCTTCGCCCCCAGCCCGACCGGCTACCTCCACGTCGGCGGCGCCCGCACGGCGCTCTACTCCTGGGCCTATGCGCGCAAGCATGGCGGCACTTTCATCCTGCGCATCGAGGACACCGACATCGAGCGTTCGACGCAGGCTTCCATCGACGCCATCCTCGACGGCATGAGCTGGCTCGGCCTCGACTGGGACGAGGGGCCGTTCTACCAGATGCAGCGCCTGGAACGCTATGCCGAGGTGGCGCAGCAGCTGATCAAGGGCGGCCACGCCTACTGGTGCTACGCCAGCAAGGAGGAGTTGGACGCCATGCGCGAGGCGCAGCGCGCGCGCGGCGAGAAACCGCGCTACGACGGCCGCTGGCGGCCGGAGAACGCCAAGGGCAGGACGCCGCCCGCCGACGTGAAGCCGATCCTGCGCTTCCGCAATCCCGACGACGGCGCGGTGGCCTGGGACGATCTCGTCAAGGGCCGCATCGAGATCGCCAACGCCGAACTGGACGACCTCGTCCTGCTGCGCGCCGACGGCGTGCCGACCTACAACTTCGGCGTGGTGGTGGACGACCTCGACATGGGCATCACGCACTGCATCCGCGGCGACGACCATGTGAACAACACGCCGCGCCAGATCAACATCTACCGCGCGCTGGGCGCGCCGCTGCCGGCCTTCGCCCACGTTCCGATGATCCTCGGCAGCGACGGCGAGCGCCTCTCCAAGCGCCACGGCGCGGTGTCGGTGATGCAGTACGCCGAGGACGGCTTCCTGCCCGAGGCGCTGCTCAACTACCTGGCGCGGCTCGGCTGGTCGCACGGCAACCATGAGGTGTTCTCGCTCGAGCAGTTCGTCGACTGGTTCGACCTCGAGCACATCAGCCGCTCGCCGGCGCAGTTCAACCCGGAGAAGCTGGCCTGGCTGAACCAGCAGCACCTCAAGGTGCGCGACGACAGGATGCTGGCCGAGGAGGTGGCGCCGCGCCTGGCCGCGCGCGGCATCGGCACCGCCGCCGGGCCGTCGCTGGAAAAGGTCGTGGCGCTCTACAAGGACCGCGTGTCGACGCTGAATGAGCTGGCCGACGCCGTCGAGCCCTTCTACGTCGAGGTCTATCCCGGCGCCGAGCTGCTGGCGCAGCACGTCACCGAGGCGGCGCGCGACGCGCTGCGCGAGCTGCGCACGCGGCTGGAGACGACGGTGTGGGAGAAGGCGCAGCTCAACCAGGCGCTGAAGGATGTCGTCGCCGCGCGCGGCCTCAAGCTGCCGCAGCTGGCGATCCCGCTGCGCGTCGTGCTCACCGGCCAGCCGCAGACGCCGTCGATCGACGCGGTGCTGGAAGCCTTCGGCCGCGACGTCGTGCTGGCGCGGCTAGGGCGCCACGCCTAGACGCGCCGACGGCGCGAGGCCGGCGGCAAGTTCCCGCTCGACCGGCAGCGGTTCCTCTTCGATCCCGCAGGCGAGCAGTTCGGCGCACAGCGGCGCGTAGACGAGGCCGCGCGAGCCGAGGCCGAGCAGGCCGAACAGCCCTTCCTGGCCCGGAATGCCGCCGACCAGCGGCAGGCGGTCCGGCCCCACCGTGCGGATGCCGGCGCGGCCGCCGACGCGGGCGGCATCCACCGTCGCGGCGAAATCCGGCAGCAGCTGCTTCAGGCGCGCCAGGTTGGCGCGATGGTCTTCCTCGCGCGCCAGTTCGTCGGTGGAGCCTTCCTCGTAGGTGGCGCCGACGACATGCACGCCGAAGGAAGTGGCCGGCGTGACATAGCCTTCGCGCGACACCACCGCCTTGATCGAACGGCCCGGCTCGGCGGGGATGCAGGTGATCTGGCCGCGCACGGGGCGCAGCGGAAGCGCGGACGACACGGCGAAACGCCGCGCCAGATGGCCGTTGGCGAGGATCGCCACGGGCGCCTCGGCGATGACATGTCCCGAGGCGTCGACGGCGCGCCAGGCGTTGCCGACGCGCACGAGGTCGGCCGCCTCGCGCTGCGTATGCAGACGCACGGCTTCGCCGGCAACGCGCAGGGCAACATCGCACAGCGCCGGCGGATGCACCCAGCCGCCCTGCGGGAACCACCAGCCCGGCGTCGGCACGCGCCAGCCGGCCAGCGCGGAGGCTTCCTCGGTGTCCACCCAGCGCAGCACCTCGGGCGGCAGCAGGCCGGATTCGGCGATGCGCAGCTGGCGTTCGACCTGCTTCGCATCGCGCGCCAGGCGCAGCACGCCGCAGGGCTGCCAGATCAGCTTCGGATATGTTGAGAAGTCCTGCAGGCGGCGCAGGGCGTAGTGAAAACCGGCCAGCGTCAGGCGCGACAGGCGGTTCCAGTCTGCGGAGGGCACCGGCTGCAGCACGCCGGCCGGGTTGCCGGAGGTCTCGCGCGCCAGGCCGTCGCGCCGCTCGATGAGATCGATGGTCCAGCCGCGCGCGGCGAGGCGCTCGGCGACGAGGCAGCCGGCGATGCCGCCGCCGATGACGAGGGCGCGGCGCTCCCTCTCCGTTCCAGCTTGCACTGTGCCGGCGAAGCGGCCGCAGAGCATCTCGCGCTTGCGGCCGAAGCCCGCTTTCTTCTCGACTGCAAAGCCCGCCGCCGTCATGCCGCGACTGACTTTTCCGGCGGCGCTGTAGGTGGCGAAAGTGGCGCCGGGCGCGGCCAGCCGGCCGAGCTGCGCGAAGAGTTCCTCGCTCCACATGTCGGGATTGCGCGCAGGCGCGAAGCCGTCGAGGAAGAAGGCGTCGACGCGCGCCTCGACCTGCGCCAGCATATCCGCCGCCTCGCCCCACAGCAGCGTCAGCGCGACGCGGCCACCGTCGAGGTGCAGGCGGTGGAAGCCGGGAATCAGCGGGGGATAGCGCTCGAGCAGGGCGGCGCCGAGCGGGGCCAGTTCCGGCCACTGGCGATAGAGCGCCGCCAGGTCGTCGCGGCGGAAGGGATGCTTGTCGACCGAGAGGTAATGCAGGCGCGCGCCGGCCGGCGCCCTCTCGCGGAAGCGTTGCCACGCGCAGAGGAAATTGAGGCCCGTGCCGAAGCCGGTCT